AGATTGCCCTTGCCTGTTTCAATGTTCGAGTTGTCAAACTTCTTTGTCAGCGCTGAATAAACCGTTCCGCTTGTCAGATAGCAAGGACTGTTGAGCGTTGGCTCGTTGTCAAAAGACATTGCGTCAAGTTTGCCTGCAAGCAATAACTTGACCGTAGCTTTTGTGTATGCGTCCGTGATGCCGTATCCGTTAAGAGTGGTTGCCTTATTTACCTTATTGTTAATGATTTTAGCTAAATCTGCTGCTAACTTATCAAGAGTAACCGCACCGTCCGCAAGATTAAAAGTATTGATAAACCCCTCTTCATTCGGCACTAAGTTATTTATAATGCCTGTAAGAACTTTGTTCTGTACAGGATTAACGCTCTTAGCGTCCAGTGCAGTATCGGTAAGCACAGCTCCACTCTCGGTCAGAGCAATGACACGGGACAATATGTCTAATAATTCGGGATAATAATCTGATGCGGTGATATCACCGTCATAATCGCTGTGAGTGTTTATTACAAACGGCTGTGTAGAGTAGGTACGAGTACCGTCTGTAAGCACAATTTTAGCAACCGTTCTGCCGGCGGATGAAAGCATAGCTTTATCTGTAGTTACAGTAACTATATCTTTTTCTACTGTAGCATTTACAGCAAAATAGTTACTGCCGCTTTTACCTTTGCACACAGCCGTTGCACCAGTTGCATCGTAAGCCTCGCCGTCAGCGGTAAGGGTAATCTGTATCTTTCTGCCGATATCAAACTGTCCTGCGGATATAACAACAGGTGTAGCCTGACAATTTAAATCAAGCGTAATTTTAGCAACATAATCATTCATCGGTACGCTCCTTTTCCGCTGTTGCAGTTGTAACCTCGTTTGCGAGTTCAGCAATTACTTGCGATTTAATATCAACAAGCACAGATGACATTATGCCGTCAATAAGGCTTGCCGGAAAGCCGTATTTACTTATAACTGCATTAACAGTGGCAATAAGTTCCGAACGAGCTGATTGTAATGCTAATGGACTAAGTTTCGTCTGCATTTTTATCCTCCTTTGAGTGAATTTCTTCAGACCGTTCTGCCGGTCTTGATTTATCCGTTTCGGCAATTTCCTTCGTATTGATTATGTAATCCATTTTAATTACCTCCTAAGCAGTTAACGATTGAAGAATGCCATTTTTGAAGGTCATTTTAAACTCTTTCCAAGTTGCTGCTGTACCATTGCTGTTAAATGATGTTACATAATAACCCGAAAAAGTGTCTGTAATAGAGCCGCCTTTAAAGCCCCAATCATTCAAAATAGCGTTGTGTAAATAATGATTCCGCAAGTTAAGGTCACAACCTGTGTGTAACTGATTGGCTTCAAGCGAACCGATTTTTTGAGCGGCATATGTAAAAATAAGAGTGTATGAAGAATCAGTTGATTTCGTGCGATAACACCAATCCATAAATGCCGAACCGTTTTCAAGGTTAAACGAAAGGTCACGCTTTGAAGTATCAGAAGCATAACAACCGGTACCTATGTAACCTACCTTAGTGCCTTTGTAGTAAAAATTTTGACCTACCGAATTTAACGACATTAGCTTTTTGCCGTTATTGTCAAAAATGTCATGTCCTGTTGATGACAAGCTCATCAGCTTTCTGTTCTGGGAATTGTACACATTTAGCTGTGCATTTTCAAATTTTATGTAATTTGAAATTTTGTTCCAAGCAATTTTGATGTCATCGGCAGACTGTTGGAGAAGAGTACCCCACCTGTCCAAACCGACAACCTTGTTGACTTCAAAAAATAATCCCTCGGCGGTCTGTGTAATCACCGAGCTGTTGAGCGAACTTGCCCATGAATCGGACACATGGAGTACCGTGGTGTCCAAATCCTGCTTAATCTCATTTACTTTATTGTGGTTGTGCAAAGTTTGTGCATCAAGGGCAGTAACCTTGTTTTGCAAGGTCTGCAACTTCCCTGTTACTTTGGCTGGCACAGTTGATAAAGTAACCGTGTTAAGCGTTGCATCAGCAGGGTACTCTTTAATCTCTACAATACGGTAGTTAATCCTTGTCTTGCGTTTACGGTCAATCAAGGTCACAATATCGTACAAATCAAAAGCAAGCACATCACCGTATGTGTCGGGCAATGTTTTTGCAAGGTCAATAACCTTAGCTGTGTAGGATTCCGCCGGCACAGCAAGCACGGCAAGCTTTGCTTTGGCATCATCAAGCAAGGTTTGCTTGTTTGTATAGCGTTCGTCTCGCCATATAGCTGATATGACCTTGTCGGTATAACTGTGATTTTCGAGATAATCCTTACTGTTGTTTAAACTTGCGATACTCAAGCCGTCCTTACCATAAGGATACAGCCTTGTGACGAGGCTTGTTGTACTGCCTTTATAGGTCATATCACTCAAGTTAAGTTCATCGGTAAAGTAAGTGCCTGTCGGCTCGGTGTTGTTGTACGGCTTGATGCAGTAAATAACCTTGTTAATTGTGTCAAAACGATAGCGAGTGTTATACGCCGTCGAGTTTTGGCAATAATCGAGGATGTCAAGCGTGGTTACATCAGTCAGCTCAAGGGTGCGGCGAGCGGCTACGAGGTCGGCATCAACAACAGTCCAACCTGTGCCTTTTAAAATCTCTGAGCACACGCTTGCAAAGCTAACGGTGCTCTTATTATAGGTCGGATAAACATTATAGTTGAGTCCCGTGAGGTCAAGCTCACAAGTAATGGTGCTTACCGTTTTACGCTCATTGATGCCGTTTATAAGATAACGCTGTCCGTCATACTCAACTGAGCCGTACAAGGCAAAGTATCTGTACAACTCATGGTCAGGCGATATATCAAACTGTAATGACATCAAACCGTCCTCTGAACGAGTGCGGAAAAAGGTGCTGTCAATGTCACGATAAACCTTTATGTCATCGCCGTAAAATACCTTTAAAAACATCTTAAACACCTCCTAAACTAAATGTAAATCGGCGTATAAGACACCGTTATGCTGACATCAGATGCAGACGATGTTATCTGATTTTTGCCCGGTTGCAGAACAGGGAAATCAATCAAATCACTGTCGCCAAACTTATTTTTGCCGTCTGCAGTAATTAATCCTGACACGCTGTCAATAACAATTTTTGTGCCGACTGCTATATTTTTGATAGTAACGCCCTGCAAAGTTACCTCAGATTTTGTGTTAGCATACTCAGCCGTAATTATAGGTAGTGTATCCGTGTTTGACTTGCAAATCATATAGCTGTTTGCTTTTATAATCTCACTGATAGGCTTTGCGTGACGAACAGCATTAAATGTATATGTAACATCATGCTCACCACTGCTATCAAAAGTTGCGGCGGCAATGCTGTTGACAATTGCCGTATAAATAAATCCGTCAGGGAGAGAAATTTCAACTACCTTGCCTACCAACAATCCCTCAAATGCGGTTATATTTTCGGTTGCTATTGCAAGGCGGTCGGAAACTGTCAAATCTTTTGCATTGTCACCAAGATAGTGAGGGTAAAAAGTCAAGGTCAAAGACAAAGTCCTTGTGCCGGGGACAGCCGAAAACAAGGTTGGTGCAATCAAAATACTGCGAGAGGCAGAAAGATTATTCGTAACGGTTGTACCGCTGACCGAATAGCTTTGTAAACGGGCATTATATGCCGAAACATCAACACCGTTAATTGTCATTTCATTAAGCATTATCTGTCCTCCCATGCAAGTTCCTCAGAAACATACGGTGTGAGTGCCACAGCAGTTTCACGCCCATCAATATTAATTGAGGTGTGTATGTCACCTTTGAGTTTATATTTACGCTCGTTATCATCGCTCATCAGCTCGACATTGTGGTTGACATCAGCGGTAAATTTGGATCTAAGCATTGACTGTCCTGCAGACACAGCCGACCTCATCTTGCTGACTAAACCGTCAGCTGAAACACCTGCCTGCATACGCTCGGTAAATGTGGATGCCACCGTGTCAGCCTGCTTATAAAGTTTGGGAGCTTCGGCGTCAAGTCCGTTTTCACCGCCTTCGAGAGTATAACCAAAAATCTTTTTAAACACTTTTGACGGAGAGTGTTCATCAAACATTTTTTTAAATGTATTGATAACACTGCCTGCTATCTGAGAAGCCTTTGAAAACAGCGAATCCTGTTTTTCTGATAAACCAGTTTCCGCTCCCTCCATAGCATCTATAAAGCTTTGTTTAGTGTCTTCATCAAGGTTATCAAACGCTCCTAAAAATGCAGAATTTATTCCTTTAGCTTTTGTATCTGTTTCTCCGGTATATTGTTCATACAAACCCATTAAAGATAGAAATGCAACCAACTGATCTTGGTATTTTTCATCAGATAAAGCCTTACCTTGTTTGTTTCTTATTTCACCGAGTTCTTTGCTGTACCTTGCATTTTCTTCTTCTTCGGCTTTTTCTTTGTTTGCAAGTGCAGTACCTGCCATAAGAGATTTTTGAGTATCAGTTAAATTTTTGTTGCTTATTTCATAAAGTTCAGTATTATAATTACTTGCTATATCAATAAGTTTTTGTTTATGCGTTTGCTCGGCATCACTTTCATCTTGATTTAATTCTTTTAAATCATTAGTTGTACTTTTCAACGCTTCTGCACGATTATAATAACCGTCTTTAATAATTTTAAGAGTATCCCCAGCCTCTTTATTAGCTGCACTAACAGCTTGCTGATAGCTTGCTTCTGCGGCTTTAACATCAGCATCATGTTCTTTCTGCGAATAATCACTATCCGTTTTCAACCTCAAATCAAGCAAGGCTACCTCTTCGGTATATTGCTCGTATGCTTTATCAATTACTGTTGTACGAGTTTCTTCGGCAGAGTTGGTAAGTTTTTGTGCTCTTTGAGTATATTCTTCAAGCGATAAATTAGATGCTTCATTTAGAGCTTTAGCCTGAGTTGTAACAACCCCTTGCTTTGCTTCTTCAATAGCAAGTTCTTGATCCGCAAGTTCGTGCATTTTGGCGAAAAGGTCTTCAAGTCTTTGTATTTCACCGCCGGTTAATTCTTTTCGATTTTCCGAGGCAGTTTTACAAATCTCTGTAATTTCGGATTGAACATTGTCCATATTTTCGGACAACTTTTGTTTTTCATCATCGGAAATAATGATGCTTTCATTGAAGTTATCAAAGATACTGCCTGAACCTTCAATCTTACTCATAAAATCGCCAAACTTTGAACCTATATCCTCATATGACGAACCAAGATTGTCGTTTGTCGACTGTAAATTAGCCTCCGCACTTGCAAGATCGTCCGTTGATTGAGTTGCATCACCGTTAGCGGCAGAAAACGCAATAATGCCTGCTGTCAAAGCTGTAATACCTGTCAAGATAAGCACGGCAGGATTAAGTGACATTGCCATATTCCACGCATATTGTGCAGCTGTTGCGAGCGTGATTTCACCTGTTAATGCACCGACTGCAATTTGTTTAAGCGTTATAGTGCCGAGTGATGCCGCCTCAGCAAGACTTTCGGCGGTAACGGATGCGGCATGCTCTTTCACAAGAGCAGTAATTGCTGATATGATTTCCCAAGCCTTCCACGCTGTTACTGCCGTTGCTACTATCGGCAACAATATGTTAAGATTGTCGGCTATCAAATCAACAGCTTTCGCAAGCGGTGGTATAACCACTTTTGCAATGTTAGTAATAGTTTTGCCGAGGTTAATCAATATGGTTTTAACTGTATTGATAGCTTTTTTAAGACCGCCATTTTCAAAGGATTTTTTGATAGTGTTAATTGCCTCTTTAACGGGGGTTTGCAGTTCTTTTGGCAGGAGCTTAACTAAGTTTTTAGTTAAAGCATCTACGATACTTTTTGCCGCAGACAGTAGATCGGGAGCACGGTCACTTATGCCTTTAACCAATGTTTTTACGATGTTTATAGCAGCTTTAACAAGTTTTGATGAGTTATTTGCAATACCATTAACAAATGCCTGTAAAAATGACATAGCTGCATCAATCATCTTAGGTGCGGCTTCAACAGCTTTTGTTGCAAGCTCACCGAAAATAGAGCCAGCTTCTTCAATCATTCCCGACAAGCCACCTTCGGTAAATGCCGTGGTTAACCTATTGACATAGTTCTGAGCTTCCTTTGCGGCATCGGTCAGAGGCTCGGACATACTTTCGTATATTTCTATACCCAAGCCTTCAAGTCCTGATTTAAGAATCACAATCTGCCCCTGCAGATTGTTCTGCATCGTATCAGCCATTTTTTGAGCTGATCCATCAGCATTATCAATGTTTTTAACAAGGCTGTTGAAATCCTTATCACTCGCATTGATGATAGCAAGCATACCCGACATAGCCTCTTTGCCGAAGAGAGTACTTGCAGCGGCTGTTTGTTCTGTTTCGGATAAACCGCTAAACTTTGTTCTAAGTTCTTTGATAACATCAATTAAAGGTAATGCTTCGCCATTTGCATCGGTCATACTTATTTTATATTTTTTCATGACCTCTGCCATTGCATCGGTAGGTGACGCAAGGTTTGACAGAGCAGTTTTTAAGCTTGTACCTGCCATACTGCCCTTAACACTCGCATTAGCCATAAGTCCGAGTGCAACGGACACATCCTCAACACTATAGTGCATCGCACCCGCAAGAGGGGCTACATATTTAAAGCTCTCACCAAGCATTGACACATTAGTATTTGCAGAACTTGATGCTTTAGCAAGGACATCGGCAAAATGGGTGCTGTCGGATGCCTTTAAGCCAAATGCAGTAATTGCATCGGTAACAATATCTGAGGTTGTCGCAAGGTCAAGACCGTCTGCAGCGGCAAGTGACATAATACCGTCAATACCATTGAGCATTGATGTTGTGTCCCAGCCTGCCATAGCCATATATTGTAGAGCCTCGGCGGATTCAGATGCAGAAAACTTAGTTTTAGCTCCCATTTCTTTGGCTTTGTCTGTAAGGCTTTGCAGGTCTTTTCCGCTTGCACCGCTGATAGCCGAAACCTTGGACATAGCCGCCTCGAAAGATGAGCCTACAGTTGCCGCTGCTGTTGCTCCTGCTCCAAGAGTTGTAGCTATACCGGCAAGCGTTGTTGTTATTGCAGACACACCTGTTTTGGCAAGTCCTTTTAATTTATCAATACCCGTTTTAAAACCACCGGTATCAATTTTGGTGTCAATTTTAATAGAGCCATCGTATGCCAATATCTCACATCCTTTACTGTGAGGTCATCGGCATCCAATGGCTCTACTTGACCTGATTATTTTTTATCGTTTAATACGATTTCGAACAGCCTTTTACAATTACGCCCTTTACAGTATGTAAAAATGCCCCTACACCTTGACGATTTGTCAAAGTATATGGGCATTTCGTAACCGCAAAAAGGGCATTTAATTTTTTGTTTGTTTTTCAATTTATCACCTACGATAAATCATATTGATTTTTACTTGTTAATTTTGTTTTAACACTTAAATCTAATTCATTTTTCGGTACTTTAGAAGTGAATTCAAACTCAGCGTAACCGCTGGTTTCGCCTTCAAATTTATATACATATGTATTTATATAATAATCATCAGTTTCGTCTTTTGATTCTGATATCTTAGTACCTTTTCCGCCAACAATTTCTTCAACTTTAAATATGGTCATTCCCATATTTATTTGGTCAAACTCATCTTTGCTGATTCCTGACGGGTCGTTTTTAGCTCCACAGGCTGTGCAAGTCAATGCTAATAATGCAATAGTTATAAAGGATAAAATCTTTTTCATAGCTGTGCCACCTCAATAAATTTTATATACACATTATACAAAATCTATATAAGTTCGTCAACAGATTTTCCTGATAACAAAGCCTCTTCAATCGCATTATACTTTTCCTGCACCGACTGTGGTAATGGCAGGGCATAGAGCTTTTTCATTCTCTGATAAAAATTGCGGTCTGCTGTTGACATTTTAGGGGTAATCGGCATACTGCGATACCCCAAGATTCTGACGAACATACAATCGGCGTTAAGGGATTGAAACAATGCTCTGAACTTCCACCAATGTAATTTCGCATCGTTGAGGTCAATGCCATATTGCTCCATAAATGCCGCATAGATATAGCCGTCATCAAAATCGTAATCAAATACAGCTTTATCATTGCCACCGCCTGAATGCTTTTCAGGTGGTTTACCGCAACGATAAAAGTTTAAAATAGCCTCAACGGTTTCTTCGTTCATCGGGCAAGGCTCTTTGAATATAAGTCGCTGTATTTCTGCAAGTATTTCAGCTGAGAGTGTATCGTCAATTTGTTCGGTGAGGATAAGTTCAAATTTAATCCACACTCTAAAGTCGGTGTTGATTTTATAATCTACACCCGACACGGTTATTGTATCGGGTGTTTTGTCACAAAGCAGATTCATTACTTTGTCGCCGGTTTAAGTGGCTTTTTATAATGATTGTACTGCTTATGCCTTTTGCCCCTGTGGTTGTTGTTCATTGCAATTGCTCTGCTTTTATACATACTACCGAGCTTTGAGCCGAAAGCATTAACAGCCTTGATGACATCCTCGTAGGCATTGATACAGGTTGTAAGGTTTACGGTTTCGCCGAAAACCTTTTTAGCTGTACCGTCACCAAAAACCTCATCAAAAAAGTTAAAAACAGCCGTACACTGAGCACGAATAAGCTCTGACTGGCGTTTACCTTCGGGCTGTAACTCGTCCATTGCTTTTGCGACATTATCGTGAGCGTGCTCGTAACGCTCCATAGCAAGTACATCAGCAACATCAATATCAGGTAAATTTACTCCATTGATAATCATAATTATGCCTCCGTAGTTGCTGTAAATGTCTTTGTGGCTGTGTCAAAAGTACCCTCGACAGGGTCCCCTTTTGCAAGGAAATTGCCACTGCAGCCCATTTCGCCGTCATCATTAGTAAAATTTGCCACCTCGACTGCAACACGGATTTTGCGTGCGTGATAAGTGGTTTTGCTACTCTCTCCACTCACCGGCTGGTCAAGGTCAACAATTACATAATCTGTTTCAGCGTCTGCTCCTACAAGCTGTTTTTCACCGATATTGATAATGTAATTGATTGCGTCCTGCTCACGGATCTGGTCAACCTCAAATGCCGTTGTCCAATCGTAGCCGCTGATTGATTTTGTAGCAGACTTATCACAAACATATTTGCGACTCTTTGTCTGTGCGGCAGGTGATTCATCAAGAGTTTTAGCCCCCACACCGAGCAGAGAAAAGTTTGGTGATTTGTTTGTACCGCCGCAGTCAAGATAGTTTGCCTGCATTCTTCTCTGTCTGATTACTTCGCTCATTATTTTTTACCTCCAATTTTAGTATATTTAAGTTGGCACTGTATTTGATACCGTGCCGTTTTTGTGTCATTGTCGATTGCATACCCCGATGACAGCACCTTAACAGATAAGGGGGTTAAACCCTCGGGCAATTTCGGCAGTCTGCCGTTCAAGTCCTGCTCGGCAATCCATTCCTGCAGCCTTTCGTAAAATTCAAGATTTGCCATATTGATTGATTCATCAGGACTGTAGTTTTCTCTACTTGCAAAGATAAAGAGGTACTGACATTTAGCCGAGCCGTCAACATACTGCTTTAAAACAGTTTTGCACGGCACTACCTCAATACTGTACTGTTCGGGGTCATCACCGAGATAGTCAACATTGAGGTCATTGTCAACCTCTAATACCTCACAATCAGCAAACCACCTAAACAATGATTTAATAATTGATGTTTCCATTATTTTTATTTTCCTCCGCTTTTTTCTTTGGCGGTTTTTAAAATATCATCCAAATGGTCGGCTTTCATTCGCTCGAACCAAAACTTTCCTCTCAAACCGCCGCTCGCTGTACCTTGCTTACCTCTGCCTGCATTAAGGTAGTAGTTGGTGTGTGCATATACAATATCGTACATTACCTCACCACTACCTATTTTTGTGCCACGAATACCGCTCTTGATAAGATTGCCGGTTTTAAAAGGTACATATGGAGTAGAACGGCGAAGGACTTCGCTGTCCACGACCTTTTGTACATTGCCGTTTTGCTCAAGCCCACGGTCTTTAAGCATAGTTTCGGTAGTATTAAAAAGCAGTTTAATAATCATTTAACCACCAATTTAATATGCTTTGAAAAAGCACTTGGTGGCAGGTTTTCGGTGACCTGCGTAATCTGCTGACCGCCTGCGTCAAGGATATCCTTAACGGTAATTACATCAAGGTCAACCAAGCCTTTAACAACATAATCTCCCTTTTTGAGGGTGTAGCAATTGTCACTCTCGCCAAGCGGTAAAGACTTATATGTTGACGGGTCAACATAGTGAGTAGTCTGCAAAACGCTATCGGGGATACGGATTACATACTCATCAGATGCAGACACATTTTTGTCAGAAACGATAATCTGATCCCTACCGTGGTAATTAACTCCGTCCAAAACAGTTGCAAACCAAAAGGTTTCACGACCCTGCTTTTTAGAGCAAAACACGGTAATGCGTGTGTTGTTTGTGAGCATTATCTCACCCCCTGATATAAAAGACCTGTACCGCTTAACTCCTGCTTAATAGCCTTGTACATTGCCCTTTTTTCACGCTCTGCAAGCTCATCGGCGTTGTAGTCCTTGTATGTAACGCTGTAACCGTCCGTTGATTCGGATTTGATACCCTGAGGGATGTTCTGAACACTCTCACGGATTTCTGCGACTGCCTCAGCGGCGGCACAGACTGCATTCTTTACCTGTTCCGTCACTTCGGGAATTTCTCCCATAATAACATAGTTTAAAAAGCGATCCGCCTTGCGTGCATAGCGATTAAATTCTTCGGCGGCTAAAGTACCGCCGAAAGAATCCTTGTAATAAGCATAATCCGCATACATTTTTAAGATACCTTAATGTTACGGAAAACACCGCACTTTGTTGTGTTTTTGAGAGCAACAGCGGCAACCATTTCGACTTCTGCCTTTTTGACTGCACCGGGAGCAGTAAGGTCAGGCATATATGTTTTGATGATTGTTGTGCCTCTGAGTGAAACACCGTGAAAAGCATCAAGACCAAGCTGTACCGCATAAAGGTCGGTAAGACCTGTTACCTTTGAGCTTGATGCACCTGTTTCGTAAATCGGCACGCAAGGTGCTGTTTTAGATCCGTCAAAGTAGTTGCCCATATCGTAAAAAATGATACCGTCATAGCCCTGTGCTGTCTTACCGAAAGCGTCCTCGGCTCTTGTGAGGTATCCTGCACGCTGAGCAACGCTCTTGAGTTTTGCGATAATCTTGCTGTTGCCGAGCAGGAAAGTAGGCTTGCCGTCAATACCGCCGATAAACTCATTGAGCATATCAATCATAAGCTGATAGTTGCTTGTAACAAGTGCAGAGGTTGAGAGGTCAACTACTGTCTTATCAGAGCCAGCGTTGTACTCTGTGCTTGTACCCTTGAGCAGAGTTGTAAGACCGTCAAAGTCAACCGATTTATTAGTCTTTGAGCCGTTGATGCAACAGTTCTGAAAATGGTTTCTTGTGGCAAGAGTTTTCTGTTCGAGCTGAAACGCAATTTCGTTTGTTGTTGCTTCCTGAATAACACGGTCAACCTCACTTGCACCGCCGAAGATTTTAAGATCAACGGTTTTCTTAACTTTCTTTGCTTCATTGGCTGTGTATTCGCTGTTAATTTCTCTGCCTGCCGCTGTTGACGGTGTCTGGAGCTGTAAGTAACCGTAGGTGAGAGTTGAGCCTCCGACACCCGGAGATACGGCATCATCAAAAGTAAGCTCATCCATAAACTGTGAGCCACGGCGGATAGTATCAATAACCTCCTGTGTCACCTTGTCGGCTCTGCCGACACTTGCTTCTGCTAATGTAATAGGCATTTTGTGTCCTCCTTATTTCCTGTAATAGTCTTCAACGGCAGACTTGAGGTTTGAGCCGGACTTTGCTTTTGCTCCGCCTGTGGGTCCGCCGAGGTCAAGTTTCTTTTTTGGTTCTTCCTCTGACTTGAAAAGGAAAGGCTTTGACTGTTTCAGCTCTGCAAGCTGTTCGTCAAGTCCCGTGATACTGCCGTCCTCAGCCTGAGATACCTTTGACATATCAATGTTAGCCTTTACCGACACGAGGTCAGCCGCACCTGCGTTATTGATGGCAGATTCAACCGCCTGCTCAAACTTGTAGTCATTGAGCTTCTTGTCGCCGTCAAGCTGTGCCTGCTTAACCTTGTTCTGCCAATCGGGGTCATAACCCTCAAGATTAGCGTTTGCAGTTTCGAGCTTTTTTGACACATCGTCATACTTGTCCTTTTCGACATACTGACCGCCTGCAAGGTTGCCGAGCTTAACATCTGCCGCATTGTTTACCTTTTCTGCAAACTGTTCAAAGGTTAATGCCTCGTCACCAAACAGGGCTTTTAAAATTTCCATTAAGTCCATTTCTTTGCTCCTTTCAAATTATTAGCAATTGTGTGTACTCAAAAATTTGAGCAATATTAAAAGCCCCCGAAATTCGGGAGCTTATAACCATAATCGGTAAATTTAAGGGTAAAAGTAAAAGGGATGTTTCAAACACCCCTTTAATACCCTTTTAAATTCGTTTAATTTTGTTTTTATTCAATCAACTATGTAACTTTACCTTTTAGCAACAAAAGCTGACACAAGGCAAATAAGCACTCTAAGAGTTATTGCGCTTTTGATAAAGAAGATTGTCATAAATCTGATACATTCGTTTACCTAATTTGTTAACGGTCTCCTCATCATCCATACCACTATCAACTATCTCCATATTGATTTCATCTTGAAAATCGCTAACTTCTTTTACATCAAAGTAAATATTGTTATTTTTTTCTTCTTTTGTAGTTACTAACTTATAAGCATAAGGAACTTTATCCTTTAAAAAATTAAAATCCTTTTTAGACAGCATAAAAATCATGTAATCACCTACTTTGGATTTACTTGAATTAAATTACCAGTATGTGGGTTAATGGTAACGCCACATATTTCTGTTGAATGTAGAATACTATCGCCGCCATGTGTAATTTTTATTTTACCATTGAGTATAGCATCTTTTATGTCTTCTAAAGATATACCATTCCTTATATCATCATTATGTTTCGGGTCGTGCCAAGTACCAAAAACACGCTCAAGAAAATGATAACTTTGGGATTTAATTTGAATACCTGATACAGCTGTTAATCCAACTAATTCATTTTCTATTCTGTCACGATATTCTTCGTATTTGTCAAACCCAGATAAAGGAGACATCATACCACTATCAATAGATTTAACATAATGTTTTAAAAGTTCATACCTTTCAACATCATTATACTTCACATTGTAATATTCTGCAAGTGTTTCTATGTTATTGATATTATGTTCTTTGCTCCAAGTTCTGTAATACTTTTTAGCAACACCGGTAGATTTTTGAGAGGTACTTTTACCAAATCCGTAAACTTGCGAGCGTGAACCGTCAGGAAGTAATCCCGTCCTATTACAAAAATTATTCATCTCTGCTTCTTGCCGTTTTAGTTTAATCGCATACCGTTCAAAGTCTTCTTGTATAGCCTTTTGTAAGGACTCACTGTCGGTATTTGTTATACACTCATCTTGTGCGGCAAGTATGCGTTTCGTTTCACGGATTTTTCGCTCCATTGCTCTTTGTTGTTGTTCTGCTTCGTAAAGCGTGTGCATTGAGCCGTCAGGGTATTCAATATTTTTAGCGTTCAGTTCTTCAAGGTCTTTATCCGAATACATTCGGGACGAACCCTCAAAATACGGATACCAATCGTGCCGGCAGTTCCAGCCTTTGAATCCGTCACCTGTGCCGTAACCAATATCAGATAAGGACAAGTAACCTCTTTGACCACTCAGGCTTACAATCTGTCCCTGCCAAGCCGAGTGGCTCGGGCGAGCTCCTGCGTGAGCGGGAATTTCCATAAGGTCACAGCCAAGCTCTTGGGCATTTGATAGGCATATTTGACCTGTGGTCTGACCTATGCCTGTCATAACATTACGCCGTACAGCAACATCAAGTCGGTCACGATGACCGGAGGGATAGATTACATACGCTCCGTCTTGAGCTACCTGTTTAATTGCATCGGCAATTGCCTGTTGCGGAGTAAACGCACCGCTTGATGCTTTTAACTCGGCAAGACTGCAAGCGTTGATAAAGCTCGTTTGCGATGACACAGCTGTGGTCAGAGTAAGATTGCTAAGATTGCCCTGCGTTTTCTTAAAGCCTGCCTCAAGTAACTGCATTTGCACATCAGACACCTTGAGTGACTTTGGATTTAAGCCGTTTTGTCGGTAAATCTCGTTGTCATACTCCGTAGCCGTAATACCTGCATCTTCAAAAAGTTTTTTTAGTTCTGATTCTGTTTTGTCACTATACTTAGCGACACTTGACAGCACATCAGAGTGCAGAGTACCAAGCTCCTGCATATGTTGGGCTTGCCATATACCTGTGTCGGTCATTGTTCCTGTTTTTGCAATTCTACGGGCAATGTCACGGACAATCTCCTCTTCAAGCTGTGAATATAGGTTGATGATATCATCGGCACAATGAGCAAGCTGTTCAGGGGTGAGCATTAAGAGCCACCGCCTTCATCAAAAAAACTTTGCACACCGCTTTCGGGCAACATTTCTGCCGCCTGTTTATCATCAACACCGTAACGCCACTTGAGATAATCGGTCTTTTTGCGGATACCGCTGTTGACCTCATTGAGCTGTATAGCCTGCTCTTTGTCCTTATCTTCAAGAACGCCGTCGCCCCAATTAAAGCTAACTTCGTACTCTCCGCTTGGAGCAAGATTACAGGCATCAGCCATAGCATTGCACGCATATATGTAGTCCTCAAGTACAGCCTCAAGCGAGTGCTGCATATCAGACACAGCTGTATAGCTACGCTGTTTTGATGCTTTGATTTCTTCCGCTGTCTTATCTACATTTTGTGGGTTTGACAATGTGCCGTAAGCAAGGGAGCAGTTAAACTCAATCTGTCTTTTTATTTCGTTTAGTCCATTTGAGTAGTTATCATCACGCAAAGTCGGATTAAAGACTTCGTAAAAAGACTTATCTTTGTTATCGTCTGCATCAATGTTAAATTTGCGAAACAATCTATCACGGGTTGACGGTGTTCCGAGCGTATCTTCGCCCGGTCGCTGTCGAAGGACTTCTTCGCCGGCATCAACTGCAAGCTCGCCGCCTTCAAACTCCCACAAATATCTGTCCCACTGCAAGTCAGCCTCATTAAGCAGCTTAATTGCTCGGCTGTAAACAGACACACCTAAGGGACTGCCACTTTCGATGTTATTAGCAAAAGGTACAGACCAAAAAGCAAATAAAGGACGGTCAACATCATTGATAACTATGTATGGGTCAATTCTCGACCACATATCGCTGTCAAGATTTTCAGGATTTATTTCCGCCCCGATGTTGTCGGGACTGGATGAAACAAAAAAGTGACTTTCGATTGTGTGTGATTTGTTTTCGTAACTGTAAGTCTGCTTTTCAACTCTTGTGTAATAGTTTTTGCCTTTTACCTCTTGATTAAAAAACACGGCAGCGGTAATTATGCCGTTGCTGTAATTAAGAGGGATAAACTTGTCCTGTGTGATGCAGTCGGGTAAAATCACACCGTTTCTAACATACGGTTTAAACATTATGCCGCCGACCGCACAACCTGCCTCAAGCCTTACTCTGAGCTGTTCAAGCAATCTTTCGTACTGTTCTTGTAAATAACCTGCTCGCTCTGAGCCTGTTATTTCGCTCTCAAACTCTATCATAATTAACCGTGCAAATTCAGATGCTATAGTTGCACCGAGGTTAAGTGTCTTGTTGTGGCAATCTTTGCTCCAAGACGGCTCATCGGCATATATTTCAAGCCATACTTCCATAGCCTCTTCCATATTATCAAATTGATAATTGCTCGTAGCGTTTTCGGGGTCAAGTTTGTTTACAATACTCCTTAACCAACTTAAAAACACATATTTAGCACGCCCTTTCAACTGCTCACCTCCTTGTATTTAAATTCACGCTTTAGGACTGTATAAGCAAAATAGCGTATATCGTCCATTGCGTGGTCGTTTTCCTTAACTACTTTGTCAACCTCAGCTTTATCGTCCCAGCGGTACATTCCGAACTCCTCCTGCGAAGCCTTGCACTTAACGCCGATTTTAATTCTGCCGTCGGTCAGCATTTGGCTTGTAGTTCTGATGCCGTTGATAACATCGTTCTTAGCAGACTTAACAAAAAACTTGCCGTGTCTTTTGATTGTAGCTTTAAAGCTGGCGGCGGACGGGTCAATTATCACACGCTCTATGTATCGGTCACCTGCAAGTTTTTCGAGTTCCGCATAATGCTCTTCGTCAGTTCGCTGATAACCCTCTTTTCGGCTATTGTAGTAGTATTCATCAACACGGATTGCATCTTTGTCGGTTACACACCACAAACCCATTGAACAAGGGTTAATAGTACCGTAGTCCATTGATATGTACCACCGTCCGACAAGCTCATCAGGGTTGCCGTCCCACAACTTTTCCTTGATGTGATCGTTGTAATCCTGATAAACAAGCCCTTCTGCAATAATCCACTCACCAAGAATAAAGCGGCGGTAAAAAGTGCCTTGATAAAGGCTGTAATACCGCTGTTTCACCTTATCGGATAATGATAGGTTATCGTCCATTAAAAACTTGAGTCTTAAAGCGTGTTTGTCAGCAGCTTTTAAAACCCATTCACGGTAAAACCAATGATTAGGATTGTCAGGATTGCAGTTAAACCAAAATCTTGCACCCTCAACGGAGCAACGGGCAAGAGCCTGTTCGACAAATGACCTCGGCATCAACGCAACCTCATCAAAAAGTACTCCGGCAAGCGTAACGCCCTGAATCAAGTCCTGTGAGCTTTCGTCTTTACCGCCGAAAATGTAAAATGTGTTAGATTTGCCGTCTTTGCTGATTATCAGCAAGTTTTCCGACCGTTTATCCTTGATGTCATAGCGATGTTTGAGCATATTGATAAGAGGCTTAATAACATTTCGCCTGCAACTGCCTACGGTTTTACCACAAATGGCGAAGTTACAGTCGGCAAATGTTGCCATTGCCCAAAAGACGAACGAAATACTCATACTAACAGTTTTGCCCGAACGGACGGAGCCGTCTGCAATAACTGCATCATATTTATCTTTAATGCCGTCAACCTTCCACCAAGAGAGGACTTTTAACTGTTTCCTCGAAAAAGGTTTAAACTTCATCCTTAAAAGCCTCCTTGCCTGCACCTTCAAGTGCCTCAATCAATCCGTCATCAACGGTTGTTACTGTTTCAGGCTTAAAGTAATCTGCATACAACTTGATAGCCTGTGTGTCGCCGTTTCGACACTTATTTATAAGTGCCTCACGAATTGCCGTCAGCTCGTCATTTTCATATTTTGCGATAAGAGCGTTTAATTTTTTTCTAAACTCCCTTGATTTAACAACACCGTAGCACAAAGCAAGTGACTTTAAATCTTCAACAATGTTAAATTCCTGCTTTGTGTTTGTATCCTTGAGCAGTTGTTCAAGTTTTGACAGCTTATTCATTTTGCACCTTCTTTTTTTTGCATAAAAATAAACACCCGTTAAAAGGTGTTTAAAAGCATTCTAATATATATAAAAAACAGCGGTTTGCGGTGTTAATTTAAATGTCAGCCATATGAACCAATTACTGGAGGGATTATCCATGGACGAACAAACCGCTGTTTTTTAACTTGGTATAGCTCCGCCATCCGCTAACTTGAGGTTATCGGTAGCTTTGCTGTATGTCAGCCGTGTCACATCAAGCAGAGACGAATCAATCCGCTGTCTGTTCAGGCATTTGTTCGGTGAACGATACTGTAAGCTCAGTCGGTTCGCCTGCAAGGGTAATTTTGACCGTTGCTTTCTTGTATCGTTTCTGTACTTTCACAATTTTATCTTTATTCTCAGCCAAAAATCCGCTGACAGTTTCGTAACCGTCACCAGTAAATTTAAGCACCGAGGGAGTTTTCAAAAGTTCGCTCAAAGTCAAAATAAATTCTGACTCTTTGTCGGTTAGAGGGATAGGACTTGTACCGCCGCCGAGTAATCTGATAATGTGTGGGATACCTTTAAACACATAATATTTTGACCACTCATAGTCCATACGGACAAATACATAGCCGTCAAAAAGTATATGTGGCTGAGTTATCCACTTGCCTTTTGAGCGTATCAGTTTGTTTTCGACCGGCACAATAGCATCATAGCCACGATGTCGGAGCTGTTCTGCAACAGCGTGTTCTTGTCCTGTGTTTACATACAAAACATACCACTTGATGTTCATCATCCTTGCTCCTTTGCTTTGAGCTGGTTGATTTCGTCCATAAGCTCTTTGTAGAGCCGTGGATTACTTTTCTTGATAGTGTCATAAAGCAGGCTCTGATTTTCTTCAAGGGCAATCTGTTTGTCTGACTTAACATCCGTGTCGGTCTTACGCTTGTATGTTACTGCTCTCGCAAGGGCAGTAGCCTGCCTTAATAAATCATCTGCAGACACTTCATCAAACTGCCCTACATCAAGTTTTGATATGGCATCAAAAACTTTTTGTGATGCCATACGCAAGATAGCCTCTGCAGGGTCAAGTTCAGGATAACGCTCAGTTTCGGTTAAAATCATGCGGAAGTTTTCCTGTGCAATTCGTAACTGCTGAGCGTTCGCCAAGAACCTTGATGCGTAACGGCTGACTGCCGCCTGTGACAGCTGTTCGCCGTTATCAGCAAGGTATGACACAATTTCACGGTATGTCTGACCACTCACAAGCATCTGATCTACGGTGTCTTTGAGGTCAGGAGGCAATTTGTCAATCTTACCGCAAGCTCTGCGGTTGTTTCTGCCCACAATTACACCTCAACCGAGTTGTCGGTAATTGTGCCGTCAAGTAACTTAATTCCCTTTGATGAGAGTTTTGCCTCAAGTCCTTCATACGGCACATCTGCAATGTCGGCAGGTTCTTTTGTTTTGATATTGCGAAGTAAAATATACTCCGACAAAAAGAGGTAGTTAACCGATGATAAAAAGTCATGTTCAGGAACATTTCCCATTGCATATTTAACATCAGATAACTTTTCATAGTTGACATGGAGAATATTGATTGTTCTCAAAATCTGTCCGTTGTTTGTGACAAAGTTCTTAGCTTTAATTTTCTGCAAAAACTCCTTTGCCTCAACATCGTTAGTCATTATTATTACCTCCTCTTAAAAGCTCCAAAATGAGCTTGTTTTGTGTCTTTATTTCATCTTTGACCTCATTGATAGAGTTGTAGTAATCTTTTTTGGTCAAACAGTTTTCCTTTATTTGCTCAACATCAGTTTGCAACTTACCGATAGATTTGTTGACATCGGTTTTAATATCTTTTAATTCATCTTTCGTAACATATGACAGCTGAATTTCTTTGATTTCCTTGTCGTGTCTATCCGCTTCGTTAATTGTCCTTTTGAGAAAAAAGCTGATAATAGCGATAGCTCCCGAAATGATAAGACCGAAGAGCCACCAAGTGTCTGTCGCAAAATTCATAATATATTACTCCAAAAAAATAAGGTATCATTAAGTTTGTAACTTAATAATACCTTATAAAGCCATATCCCCGTAGAGGATGAATATCCTATTTTTTCATCATTAACCTATATCATCAAAAATGCTCAACTGCCCGTCAAAACTATAGTTTGAGCATATTGTTCGTACATACCTTTCAGACAAGTCGTACTCTTTTGCAAGCTGGCTGCTGTTGTAGCCATTGTACTTTGCCTTGATTTCAGCATTGCGTTCAATCTTTTGTAATTCGCTGTACTTCTGTATGTACACGGTGTCGCCACCAAAGATTTTACAAAGTTTAATGTAGCTTTCAAGACCTATTGTCTCCGCTATATCCCTTTGAGTGCCTACCAAATCATCAAGATTTATTTTCACCAGCCTTCCTCCTTTGAGCACTGTCAATGTACTTTTTAAGTTTTTCAATCAAGGTTATACCCTGATTATATGTCAGCCACCTAAAAGGCTGTTTTGATGTACAGTCAATTTTCAACTCCTTTTTGATGATACCACAGAGCCTGTCACCGAGCTTTGCTGTGGTAGGCTCTGTATCATATTTTTCGAGCTGATACATCAACTGCCAAACCTTTCTGCGTTGACCGTCTGACATTTTGCCTCTGCCGCTGTCCTCGTACTTTTTCTTTTTGTACGGTTTCGGCGGCTCTGTAAGATTCTGCAATTTAAGCCTCTCGGCAAGCTCAGATACAACCGTTTTATACTCATTCTCATCAAGACTGCGTATGCTTTCCTTTTGAGTAAGACGATAAACAATCGTGTGCAGCATATCGTTTTTGTTGCCTGATTCTAATACCCCGAGCCGTGCCGCCATTGCGTATATTCTTTGCGTTTGCTGAGGTTTTAACATACAAAACACCTCATCAAACCAAAGAGCTTAAAGATATCTTTGTGCTGTCCTCAACAACAAAACTGCTTTGTATTTTCATAAGGATATCATCAATATGACTTTCGTCCATACCATTGACGGTCAGCAGGTTTTTGAAGTCTTGCCATACAGCCGCCTCTGAAATGAGGTAGGCATACTCTTTTGCATCGTCCTCCGAAAGGTTTGTGAACTTTAAAATGTTGTTTACATCCTTGTCATAGTTAATGCCTTTACACTTCTTAATAAGCTGTTTGCGTTCGTCATCAGATACACCGTTCATCTGTTCAATAACTTCTTTGACAGTGCATCTTACAAAATTGCCTTTCCACAAACCGATGAGCATTCTTTTTGCCGGAGCAGAGAGGGAATATTCTGTCTTTTCCGTAACCGCATCTTTGTATGCTTTGCCAAAAATTGAGAGCAAAAATGAGTTGTATGTAATTTTGAGAGATTCCGAAGTTACCGCTGTAAGCTCTGATTCTGTGCCTGCATAATGGACACTCTTATATTTGGTGTTTTCAAGGTCTTCCGAGCACTGCATAATAATCTCTGCTTCGAGTTTATCTTTGCGTGCCTTGAGCTTGCTCATATCTGCTTTAATGCCTGCAAGCTCATCAATCTGCTTTTTTAAATCAGTCATCTGTTTTATCCACCTTTGCAAGTAATTTTTCGGCACATTTGCGGCAGATGATAACATTATCTGCAATGATTACATTTTCAACTGTACCGCAAAAGCGACAACAGGGAGCGGACGGTTTAATTGTAACAGTGCCGTCTGTACTTGTTTCAATGTCAACAGCATTGCCCGGAAACAATCCTGCTTCGCCTCTTATCGGTTTTGGCAGGTTAATAGAGCCGTTTTTACAAATTCTCTTTGATGTTTTCATAATTGACCTCCTGTTCAATATGTATTGTTGTCCTCACTCTGCATTCATACGGACTTGTGACCGTTCCCGTTGGCGGAAGTTGCATTAAGGTGAGCGGATTATCTCCGCTCATTAACCTCTTTTATTGCACATATAAAGCCTTCTAAAGTTCTATCTGCAAAAGTTTTGCCCATATTTTTTTCGAGTTTTTTTATAACATCAATTGTTAATGTCCCTATTTTTCCAAGAATATCGATAGCATTTCCTGTTACAACAGATTCGGTTGTTTTGTCAGAATTTTCAACCGAAATTATTACTACCTTTTTTTCACAAACAGCGGTTTTGGCTTTTTTAGCAAACGAATCTATTATCGCACCACTCAATTCATTTCCAAATTCAACTGTGTAATCTTCCATTTTTATCCCTCCGAATTTTAATAAAGTTCAATACTTTCGTTGTTAGCAATAAAATGTTTTTTCATTTTCTCAAAGTTTGTCCAGTATGAAAAATACTCATTGTAGCTAAACCTGTCTTTAAGTTCCCGCTTAGCTTTCTTGCTACGAGCTCCGTAAAGTTTGTAATCCTTTTCGGTAATTATTGACCGTTTTTTACAGCAACAAAATCTCCTGCGTTCTTCGCAGTCCTCCATAAGCCACTTGCCACGAAATTCATCGTTGATATAAACTACGATAGCATTTTGAAATCGTGATTTTTGAGTGAGGTTCAGAGATACTTTATATCCGTCAATTTTGAGATGTACATACGGACTCCATACAGATGTAAGGGCTTCGTCAACCTTTTTCCACTCTTCTGTGGTCATTGTTACCCCTCCTTTTACTCTTTTTTACCTTTCGGCTTTCGCCATGGATCGTCCAACCGACCCATACAAGCAGGAGCACCATAGGCACAAAGCAAATTTCTCCGCCTGCTGTAAAGCTCCTTGTACCCATTTGACCGCTTGCGGCGGTCATTACTACTCCCGTGCTGAACCCTGCGGCGAGCAGTAACACGATTTTTCTTAACGACATTTAAAATCCCTCCGAATATTATTTAAAACACCTTGATACGCATAGCTTTTGCCATTGCTATTAAGCCCTCATAGGTGATGTTTCCGTTATCAACGGCATTTCCAAAAACATTGCTTGCTCCTCTGATGCCCTGTTCAGACCTTGCAACGCCAAGTAAAAAGCTTATTGCTCGTTCATCGGATTTCACCGCCGGGAACAGTAACTCAATGTCACTGCTCTTAATTGCCGAAGTGTGTCTTACTTCGGTAAGTTTTGTGCGATTGCGAATCTGAGCAAAGGCTTCTTTGCTCTTACCCGTATTGGTGACAGTTTCAATGTTGCCTACAAGGCAGATGCCGAGTAACGGGTTGCTGTCAAAAAATGCTCTGATAGCCTCAATGGTCTTAATCGGCAGGTGCTGTGCCTCATCAATGATGAGCACCTTGCGTTCGCCTTCAAAGCTGTCTGCAAGCCTCAGCCACATTTCATCCTTTCGCCCTGATGCCGTGATTTTCTGTGTTCTGCAGAGCAGCTTCAAAAACGCACTTAAAGTTACTAAACAAGGGTTTACGGACACATAAATTGCTGTTGCAGGATAATCTTCGGCATACTTCTTGCACGCCATTGTTTTTCCTATGCCTGCATCGCCACACTCTATGGCAAGACCGCCCTTGAGATGACACAAGCGGATCGTGTCATAAACTTCCGTGCTTATACTTGTAGGCTTGTAGCTGTTGAGCACCTGAGCTGATTTGAGATTCTCTGCAGCGGCTTTGGTTTCAAATGTTTCAGTTAAAAACTTTTCAAAGTCGCTCAAATTACCGTTATAGCGGTCATTAAGATAGGTTGACAAGGTTGCCGTTGATTTACCGAGAGCCCTTGCGGCTTTGGTTTGTGAGCCGCACTCTTCGATAAAGTTCCTTAATTTCTCCTGTAATTCAGGATTGGCTGACATTACCGACATTTATTATTCCTCCTTCTGTCGTTGTTCAAGGTTTCGTATCATTTTTGCTTTATCTATCGTTACGATGTTTGACTGACCAACCGCCATAGGCAACTGCTCTGCCGTTTCATCGGCACGGTGTACTGATATAACCTTCGGATTGATTTCCTCGGCATTTGCTTTGTTTTCCTCAGCGGTTGCAAGCACAAGGTTAAGTGCTGTTTCTTTGCCAAATGCGGTAATCTGACTTGCTTTAAGCTCCTGTTTGGTGAGTTTTTCAAGGCTCTTAACTTTACGCAATGCCTGAGAAACCGCATCTTTAGATGCTCCATATGCAAGGACTGCCTCATTATCAGTCGGAGCGGTCATTATATAGTTATCATCAAGGTCATATATTCTGACTTTGGATATATCCTCAGGATCATATCGACAGTAAACCGATTCGCCGAAATGGTTCAAGATGAGATCATCGTTGTAGTAGTCGATTTTTTCTCCTGCTACAGTAAGATGTACTCCACGCCTGCCGACTTTCTGACTTCTTGTGCTTCTCATTAACATTAAGTTAAGGTCAAGTTCTGCGGCGACTCGTTTTTCTTTAAGTTGTTCACGATACACCTGCATTCGACTTTTACCGCTGTCTGAGCTTACTGCTCCGCTATATGGTTTTTCATTCATATAGTAGGTTAAGATATCCTCAACCGCCTGAGTAAACTCATAATCCGTGGGTATGTTGTCGGCGGACTTGATTACCTTTTTAAGTCTTTCGGGTCGCTCTACAACATTACCGCCTGTATAAGTCGGAAACAATCTTGAAAGCCTGTCCTTGACATCTCGAAATCGTCTTTCAATGATTTTTGCCTTAGCGTTTCGTACTATTGCATTTGTCATTTTAATGCCCAGCCGTTCAAAAACAGGTGGTGGAGCAAACTTGTCCTTCTGACTTTTCTTAAGTCTGTGACCAAGTCCGCCGACATCAAAAGTCAAAAACTCTCGACCGTTATCCACATATATGTTTTCGGGGATTCCGTATTTTACAATACCTTTCCTCAAGGCTATCAATGTAGCCTGCGATGACGGTGCATCGGTTACATAACAGCCGGTGAATATTCCGGAGCGTGCATCAAAAAATGCCGTAAGATAAAGCCTGTGGATACTTCCGTTTTCGCCCTTTGTCTGCACATCAAATGTGTGGTTATCTGCAATCCACCATTCGTTTGATGCCATACCTTCGTAAGTTCTGCGTATGTATGGAGCACATCGGTCACGGAACGCTTTCATACCTTGTCGTCCCATAATTTCAACAGGCTTAGGTATTGCCGTTTGTACTTTCCTGTAAAACGATGCGTAAGCAGGGAGTGGTAATAGCTGTGGAGCTTCTCTTTTAATCCACATTTCTGTGTATTCGTAGCACGCTTGGATAGGGTGTTGTGCTTCGTCAAGGTAAAAGCTTAAAAAGCATTGCCACACTTCTTCGGGGATTGACGATGTACCTTTTTTCCAACTTCCACGATTGTCGAGCAATCCTGCAAGGTCATCAGCTTTTAAAGCCTTTTTCTTTCGGTACAAAATTCCCTTCGATATTTTTAGGTCGGAATTAGCGACCTTTTGCAGTTGTACAAATTTTTCGGTCGCAGGCACTTTCTGCAGCTTTGAGGTTGCACAATACTCATCCCAAGCATTAAGTATCCTTATCCATTCGGCAATCTCTTCACGCTGTACCGCCGAAAATTCATCAAATTCCTTGTGGGGTCGCTCCGATTTGCGTTCAGGCAGTAAGTCTTCGGGAATGGGGATTGCGTGGGATTTATAATATTTAAATTGCTCGGCATCAGTTAATTCATTCAGCGGTATCAAATACTTTTTGCGGTTGTTATTTGCCATAATTATTTGAGCGTTAATCATTCCGCTTGTTACACCGGCTTGTATGTGTCGCTCCGAACAATTCCTTATATCAGCAACTTCTTTGGTTGTAAGATAAATCAAAAAATCACATCCTTTTGACCTGCCATCATCAGAGCAGGGAGGTCATTTCCTGCTGACCGCCTTGCGGCGGTTTCGGCTTTGTGGTATTATTAAAAAAAGGTGGTGAATAAAATGAAAGATTTAGATGCCGTAAAAGAAGGACTTAGCAATACTCTATACGAAAACGAACCTTTAGCAAGGGCAATTATTTCATATTTGGATAAATCCAACCCCAAAGCACATAAAGAAATAATTGATATTTTCGATAGAATTATTGAAGCTAAATTCAATCTCTATATTCAAGACTATAAAAACGATGATATTGATGATTTATAACTCAAACTCTTCAACAAATGAATTATCAATAAACACTTTTACATTGTTCTTATAGATAGTTACAGTTGCAATTTCTCCGATATGATAAAGTGCCAAATCCGGAAGATAATACTTTTTTCCGTTGATGTGCAAACCGTATCTTGATACCCTTTGTTTTAATACCGTAGGTTTTACTATACCTAATATTTTCGTCCGCTGATTTTTCACTTTGATATCAGCGGATTTTTTTAGTTCTATAACTTCGTCAGGTGATAATCCTGTTTCCTCGTATTCGCAAAGTTTTTGCAGTACTTCTCGTGTCTGACCTACCGACAATTCAGCCGGAACGAGAAGTTTGCTTTCTTCTCCAACATAAACAGTAGTTTGACACAGCTTTTTTGTTAATCTGTCCATAAGTCCTCCTTGATGTGACATTCCTTATTTGTGTAGTGCGTACATTCTTCAACTGTGCAATCTCGTGGCTGTCCCGTATCAAGAATGTAGTAACAAATCCAATAGTCTTTGTAGCTATTACTGTTTAGCGGTCTGCGGTGTCCGCACCCTTTACAGCGAGGGTTCACTTTATTACACAAAATGCTCTCTCCATAAATTCTTTGGCAGCGGCATTTCTGCTTGAAAAGTAACTGCCGCTGTAAGGATCTCCGTCGCTGTCCAGCCACCACACAACCCACGGTTCAACTGCATTTGGATTGTGAGCCATTACAACACGATTGTTTATGTTTCCGATTATTTCATACCTGTTGATTGTTTTGCCTATCATTATTAAGCCCCCTTACAAAGCTCATCAACAGTTGTGTTGAGTGCCGCCGCTAATTCAAGACTTACCGCAAGCGAGGGTATTTTTACACCATTTTCTATATGAGCAATCATAGTCTGATTAACACCTACAACTTGAGCAAGCTCTTTTTGTGACAAGCCTTGTTGTTTTCTGAATTTTTTAAGATTTTCAGCTATTTTCATTGCAATACCTCCTTGTTTTTAAAATATGACTATGGTATTATTAAGTAAATAAATTACTATGGTATTATT